TTGATCAGCTTTTAATTTACCTCGTCTAAAGAGTTCAACAGCATCCATAGACCCAAGCATTTTTTCTTGAATATTCATAGGTTGTCTTTTTAACCAACTCCCAAAGTTTTCAAGTTTTGGAGCTACCCCTGTTAAAGATTCATCCTTTTTCTTAGATAATATTGTCTTCTTAACGTTAGCTGTTTTAAGTAAATCTTCTTTTGATTTTAAAACAGGAACAAGAGAAGAACGACAATTCCAATGAAGTGGAGGTACAAAACGTTTATCATCAACATCATAAAGCTTCCCATTGTGATGAGTGCAGATGGGGCTTGTTCTCGAATCTAAAATAGCGGTAAACATAAACCCTTTTAAAAGGTCTTTATTGTCTTCCGCAACTTTACGTAAAGCTGCCGTTTGTGTTGATGTAATAGCTGTACGTGTTAAGGTCTTAGCTTGAAATTCTGTTATTTTAGTTGTTTTTAAAACATCATTAATAATTTCATTTTGGCTTAAACCTTTAGCTAATCCTGCTCGAACTTTTGTTTGCATTCGAACTAATTCACCTGCAGATATGTTTTTAACATTCTGAGAAATACTCTTTGAACCTTTCATAGTTGGCCCTGTTATTTCCGCAAGTATTTCTTTAGTCTTAGGTTTAGTTACTCTATAAAAATCTTTTGTTTCTTTATAAAGATTGTCAGAATGAAAGTCTAATTGAGACGTTGAAAATTCTTTTAACGTGTTTGTTTTATGTGCAAGGAGTTCTTTACCAAATCGGTTTACTTCTTTATTAAGACTTGTTCGGATATTTCCTCTTAAAAGATCTTTAAGATTTTTCCTATGTCTTCGAAGTATTCTACGATTTTGTATTTGAACTCCTTCTTCATATAAGCGAACATCTGACATGTGATCGACAATACGATCATAAATTTTATCATTTATAGACATCTAGTACTCCACCGAGTAGTTAGGGTTAACCCTCGATGTCTACCATATCATCATTTTGTTGATTTGCTTGACTCAGAGGATCAGTTTGTATTTCTTCTATTGCTTCTTCATCACTATAATCAGCAGGTAAGAAGTCATTATATTTAGCAATATTAATCCAAGTAGAACGGCTAATAATACCCATCTGATACCAATCAGAAATAAGACGCATAGCACCTTCACCACCAACAATAGGTGCAAAGTCATTAGACATTTGAAACTCTATATCACTAGCAGTGTACATTGTTCCATATTTCCAATTGAGCATAAACGCAATTACTTCACGCATTGTACCTGATACTTTAGCATTAAGTGTACCTAGCTGTGCTGTCTGAGAAGCGTTACGTATTTCTAATGCTACACCTGAAGCTGCTTGCTCTGGTGAAAGCATACGAATACCCATTTTAGCCATTTCTTCAACTGTAGATGATATTGCACGATCCATATCAGCTAAAGCGCTAGTGGGTGTTTGAAGAACAGTAATACTTTCATCTTTACGAACCCGTAGCCAAGAACCAAGACCAGCATCAACTATTTCTTGAAATTCTTCTTCAGTCATATCGGACTGTACTACTGGTGTATATGTTGCAGCACCATATAATAAATGGTTGCGGCGAGATACTTTGTTGTACAAAGATATTTCTCTATCAATAAGAGGCATAAGAACAGGTTCTACAGGTTCAAATTGGCCGTTAAGAGGCCAAGCTGGAATCCGCATTAAACGCTCACCAAACATAGTTGGATAAACTGTATTAACTTTTTTAAAAGTATTAGAGTGACCTAGCTCACTGTATTCTTGTTTAGCATCACCATTTAAAACTTTAATTTCATTATTAGTATCTGTTTGTTCGTAATAATCTAAAATTAAACGACCACCTTCATCCAAATAATGATCACAAACAGTATCTACATAATTTGCGTGCCAAGGGTTGTCAGGTTCATATCGTTTAGAAAGATAACGAGTCACCATTCGACTTAAAGTTTTTTGACGAGTAATAGGGTGATTATCTGTTTGTACATTAATTACATTTTCTGCATCAATAACTACAGGATAAGGTTTAATCATATCCCGTTCTTCAGGTGTTAAATTATCATATTTTTCTTCTGAAATTTCAGGATAATCAACATAAACCCAAGCTCTAGATGTCTGTAATTCTTCCCACAAAGCATTATCTAAAAAGTTAAATAATGAACGACCATCAAGAGTAAAATTGTTTTTAATCCAATCCATAGCATCTTCAGGTAGTTCTTCAGGCAGCTTAATATGAGAATCTTTTCTTAAAAGAGAACTAATAAGCACTTTACAATATTGAGCAGTCAAGCCTGGAAGTTCAGCTTCTGATTTATAAAAGTCATATTGCCTTTGAGTCATACTAGGTGAAAAAGGAATAAGAATATTTGTATAATCAAACTCAAGATATTCATCATGAGCCTTTACGTTTTCTTCTCCTTGTAAAACAGCCCTAGACTTTTTCCACAAAGGTTTTAAAGATTGATAACTATCACTAGGATCAGCAACCGATCGTTTAATATTTTTAGTAGGTTTTGTTAAAAGCGACATTATCTATTCCTTACCACTTAACTTTATTAGCCCAATATGCGGCAGACATTTTGCCTTTGGCTATATTTGTAGCGTGACGAGCTTTCCAAGCTAATCTACGGGCTTTGTAGCTTTGAGATTCACCTTCTTTTTTAGGTGAACCTACAGCCCCTTGAGAACCAAAACGAATTGTTTTAACTTGATCTCCAGATTTAGCTACAACAATATGTGATTTAGTTGGATGATTAGGGGTTCGTTTTGGCTTGTTGTAACCAGAGACCCCTGCACGAGCTAGTCGTGAGTCTTTCTTTTGAGCCATACGACCTCCTATTAAATTTTATTAACATAATTAAAACATAAAATATTATATACTTTAAATATATTAATAACCCTACCTTTATTCTTAAACGTCAGGTATTGTAGAGAGGGCAACTTTATGCCCCCTCTGAAGAGACTATCAGGATAATCCTGTCCCTTATTTTATATTCTTTATTCTTAAACGTCAGGTATTTAAGCTATTTCAAAATGTGGGCCATCTATGAACGGACGTCTACCTTGAGATCGCCTTAAATCAATATAAGACATCATAGCAGCTTCCATAGTACCATTCCATTCTCTTATATCAGGGATATGCCAAGCAGCACCCCATCTCATAGGAACACCTTCTTCAATAGCAGCTGCTTTCATGGCATCTGCAAGGTCATCATAAACATTTAATTCCCAACAACCTTTACCGTCTATGTATGCCATAAGATCTACAGCATTACCGTCAAGATGTTTTGATTTTAATGTTTGAGACTTACCTGCAGCAACTAATTTCTTTTGTTCTTCAAGTGTTCGAAGTCCATACACAACACCAAAGTCTACTTTAGTAAGTTGAATAGCCTTATGTACTACATTAACCAAATTATGATTAACGCCTTCTAACTTGTCTAATGATCTTTTTGATAATTTAAAAGACATTTTATCTCCTATTTTGTTCCAAACTTACGAGTGTAAGACGGGTCTTCATCATAAGCTTCAGCCCATTTATTTTCTGTAAAAGTAGCAAAATCAATTAAATCATTACTATCTATAATTATTATTTCAATTTCTTCTTGCATAGTTTTTACTTGTAATTCTAAATCTTGAATTGTGTGGGCTTGTTTAGAAACCCACCATACCCCTGCTACTAACTGTGCTGCCATTGCTAACACTAATGCAACAGGTAATTTTAAATCACTCATTTACTTTTTTCCTAAGAATTGTTTAAATCCTCTAACTCCAAAGCTAGCACTTATTGCAGTTAACAGAGAATAAAAATACCAATCAGGGGCTTGTTGAAGTTGCTCAAACCCATGATGAACAACTCCTTCCATTCCTGGAATAAAACATAAAATTAAAGGAATTGATAAAACAATTACAAACCATTCGTCTTTCCACGAAGAGCCTGAATTTTGTGCCATAATGCGTTCCCAATCAGCAACGCTAGTTTTTTCAGATAAAAGAATTTGAGCTTTAGCTTTTGCTTCAGTTAGCTTTAATTCAGCATCAGCAGCATTTTTATCTGCTTTACCTTGAAGATAACTTCCTGCTAAATTAGCTACTGGACCTAATAATGCTTGTAACATTTATTTTTTATCCTTTTTAGCTAATTGTGAAACTCCCATAAATACAGAAACAACACCTGCTACAGATACAAAATAAATACTTGCCATGCTGCCAATAATGCTAGATGCTTGTTCTAAGCCTAAATAACCTGTAAGCACAACGCCCAAAGGATAAAGCAACATTCCCCAAAGGGAAAACCAAGCCATTTTGCGAGTTTGATCTCTATGAGCGTCTTCATCATCTAGCCTCCGTTTTCGATCTTCAAGTTCTAATTTTTCCCATTCATCTTGAGTAATTACACCGTTATTATCTTTATCAGCTTTTTCAAATTCTGTCATGAACCACCTAATTTTTGTTCTAATTGTTCAATTTTAACTTGTTGTTCTTTAATTGCTTCAATTAATAAGCCTACAATGTTTCCATAAGATACTGACAAATAACCGTCTTCTTTTGTATTAACTACTTCAGGAATTACTTTTTGAACTTCTTGAGCAATAACACCAATTTTTGCTTTATTATTCATTTCAAATGATACGCCATTAAGCTGTTTGACTTTTTGTAATGCATCATTTAAAGGTTTTATATTAGATTTTAATCTTTCATCTGAAGTACTGTCAATATCGACAGCAGAAATATTTCCTGAAAAAGTACCATCTACTGCTGAAACATTACCACCAACCGAAACATTACCTGTAATATTCCCAGTAAGATTACCCGTAACATTACCCGTAACATTACCTGTAACATCACCTGTAACATCCCCAGTAAGATCTCCTGTAACATCACCTGTAACATTACCTGTAAGATTACCCGTAACATTACCTGTAACATTACCTGAAACACCTCCATTAGCAGTTAGCAAACCTGTAAATGTAGAAGTAGATGATACAGATAAAGTCGAAGTTGTTAAAGCATTTATACTTGTTTCTACACTACCTGATTTTAATGTAAATAAACTTTTCCATCCGTTTCTATAAATTTTAAGTATAGGGTTAGTACCTGAAGTATCCAACCAAAATTTACCTGAAACAACTTGATTCGTAGGTGCTGAAGTTCCTGAGTGGCAAGTATTAATCGCTTCTAATGCGTTGTTTAAATCACCAGTGTAAGCAACGCCACTTTGGTTAGCACTAATAACCAATGATGCTGTTGACATAATTTTCTCCTATTATTGACCAATTGCTTGGTAATCTATTGTTTGTTGTACACGGTTGCCACTACTATTATAAATTGAGTATACAAATCCAGTATTATTTCTAGACACTATAACTACACGATCCCCTTGAGAGCCTCCAATTGTTTGAACTCCAATTCTAGGGTTGCTATTTCCTGAAATTCCAACATAAAAAGCACTTGGAAATGAAACACTTGTGTCTGAAGAAGTGCTACTTGTACTAGTTCCTGTTTTGATAACATCTTTTTTATCTACAATAACAGATAAATCAGTTACAGTAACATCAACATTGGTGCTACCTAACGTATCAATTTCTAATTTGAATCTAAGACCTCTAGCTTTATAACTACCAATTGTCAAAGGCTCATAAGAACTCCATGTTGGACTACCTGTTGGATCATCTTGAGTTGTAGAAATATATATTCTTGATATTGCATCTGCAACTTCACCTGAAAATCTATTTAAAAGACTTATATTTGTATAATTTGATACAAGATTTCCTGAAGGCGTAGCCGTAGCTACTAAGTCTGGAACTAATCTAACAGTAACTACTTCTTGAAGATTAACAACAGATGCAAATTCATAAACCATATTACTTTGACCCGAATTCAAAGTTAAATAACCTGTTCCTGAATTATAAGTACAATTAGTTTTATTTCCTGAGAAGTTAGCTGCAACTTGATCATATTCTGCAATAAAGTTGAAAGATTCATCTACAAAATCACTAACAAACTGAGCAGGTGTAGCTGAATAATTACCAAAAGCATCATAAAATCTTAAGAAAAAAGTTCCTCTTAAAGTTGGAACTGTTTTATTTGTAGTATTACCAGATAAAGAAGATACAATTTCTGTTGAAGAATCCCAAGTTGCCGAACTGTCAATAGCATTATGATATCTTATTTCAGAATGTCCACCATATAAAACATCTAAATCAGTAGGCTCATCCCAAGATAAGTTAATTTGACCTTCATTAATATTTCCGGAAAATCCTGTTGGATTAGCAGGATCTGCTGAAAATCCAATTATAGTATGCTGGCTAATAAAAGGTGTTGAAGCATAACCATATATGCTATATGAAATAATCTTAAAATCAAATAAACCTGAACTTACATCAGGTATAGATATTTGATTAGTATTTGTAGTTCCAACTACTTGATATGTAGATTCACTAGCTTTTTTATACTCTACTGAATAATATGCAGGTAATACCCCTGAATTATTTGATGACCATTGTAAAGTTAATCTGTTTTTAATACCAGAAGCATTGTTTGTTAAATATTGTTCTTCAGTTATACTTAATGAATCAGGTTCGTCTGGTTCTTTTGAAATATTAACATTTGAAATTTCTGCAGCTGGGCTTAAAGAACCTAGCGGTGACTTCGCAAAAACTTTAAAATCAAAATTAGAATTAGTTGATATACCTTCAATATTCCCTAAATTAAACTTGTTATATTTAGTATTTCCTATAAAAATATAGTCACTAGTACCATTTACTCTATAGTAAATATCATAGGAAAAAGATGAACCATTATTATTATCTACCCATGTTAAATGAGCTAATGTTTGTTGATCATCGTTTAAAGAAGATCCACTTTGTAATGTTAAATTAGTAGGTGCATCTACTGTAAAATCATAAGTAGGT